GAGACAAACCCGACGATTGGAGACAACGTGACTGAATTTGAAAAGATCACTCCTGAGACATACGAAAAAATGAATAAAGAGTTTGAGGAGGAAGGACTTGCTTTCCGAATCAACGTGCCCACCCAAAAACAAATCGACGACTGGAAAAATGCAAGCAGTAATCTACAGTAACGGCAATCAAGAATGTCAACGCGCTAAGACTCTCTTGGAGAAACTTGATTTTCAAATCCTAGAATACAAACTAAACCAGCACTTCTCCGAAAGAGGTTTTGTTGAGGAGTTTGGTGAGGAAGCAGAATACCCCCAGGTCAATGTGGGTTTCAGACATATTGGATCTCTGAAAGATACTCTGCACTATTGTAAGGAGAATGGATTGTTGGAGTGATGTGGAGAATCTGGGCGAAGGCATTAGGGGAGAAGTATGGACGATCGGATAGAGAAGCAGATATTATTGCTGGCATACGCACCCTTATTTTTATTTCTTACTTGGTCACTAACTGCTTTATTATATCTGGGGTGATCCGACATTGGGACAATCAGAAAACTGTCCCGACAGTGGACACATCCATCATGGGGGTGCTATAATTACTAGGTAATCAGGAGGACAATGGTCAACACCGAGGTCAAAGGCACCCTTGCTAAACTGCTTGCTACTGAGAATCTCAGGGTTGAGCACCGTAAGATCAGCACTGCTGCTTTCGATGTGGACAAGCGTGTGTTGATCCTCCCTATCTGGAAGACCGCTAGTAGCACTGTCTATGACCTGCTGGTGGGTCATGAGGTTGGTCATGCCCTCTACACCCCCAATACGGACTTTGGCGATGCCCCTAAGGACTTTGTAAATGTCCTTGAGGATGCTCGCATTGAGCGCATGATGAAGCGCACCTACCCTGGTCTTCGTAAGTCCTTCTTTGAAGGATACAACCAACTCTGGGATCAAGACTTCTTTGGTGTGAAGGATGAAGATCCTGAGCTACTGCCCTTCATCGATCGTATCAATCTTTACTTCAAGGGCAAACCCGATATGCCTTTCAAGGAAGAGGAGCAAGATTATGTTACTCGTGCTTCTCAGACTAAGACTTGGGAAGAAGTGATTGCCTTGGCAAAAGAGATCTTTGATTTCTGTAAGCAGAAGCAAGAAGACAAGGAGTTTAATATCCCCAAACCAAACAATAAGAGTGGTGGTGAAGAGATATCTCCTGGTGGTGAGGAGATGACTCACGAAGAAATGCTGGAAGAAGCAGAGAAACGTGAGCAAGAAAATAATACAGCAGATCTTGATACACCTTCATATGCTCAGGATGGTGGTGAATCTTATGACGAAACCGAGTCCATCACAGAGCAGGCGCTGAGGGAAGCACTTGAGGATCTTGTCGATGACAATGCTAAAGAGTGGGTATACATCGATCTTCCTAAGGTTAAACTGAGCGAATATGTTATGCCTTGGCAAGAAGTGCGTCGATCATTTGATCTGATGTATATCGATGGTTGCTGGGAAGAAAATGAGTGGTTGACTTTCAGCCACAAAAAATGTGAAGACTATAAGAAGTCTGCTCAGAAATCTGTTAACTATCTAGTCAAACAGTTTGAAATGAAGAAGTCTGCAGATCAGTATGCTCGTGCTGCTGTCTCTAAGACTGGTGTGATTGATACCAACTCACTGTACAAATACAAACTGACTGAGGATATCTTCAAGAAGACTACCGTAATTCCTGACGGTAAGAATCACGGTATGGTCATGATGCTTGACTGGTCTGGGTCTATGAGTCAGTGTCTGATGGATACTCTCAGGCAAACCTACAACCTGATTTGGTTTTGTAAGAAGGTAAACATTCCTTTCCGAGTCTATGCATTCCAAAGTGGTTATGGACGTGACCATCTGGAGGGAGAAAACATGGAAGAGAATACCCTCTGCATTCATGATGATTTCAGACTGTTTGAGTTTTTCTCATCTCAAATGAATGCCAAGACTTTGGATAATCAGCTGCGCGATCTTTGGGCACATGCTTGGAGTTTGGGTCACTATGCAAGTTATCCCTCTGTCCCCAATATGAGTTTGGGTGGCACTCCTTTAGCAGAGTCTGTTATGTGTATGCGTGAGGTTGTAAAAGAAATGAAAGCAGTTGAGAAAGTGCAGAAGGTCAACTGTGTCATTTTGAGTGATGGTGAAGCAAATCCTATATCCTATACTACAACTTTCCCTGCTGGATATTATCGCGAGGGTGAGCTTCGCTCAGAATACCTTTGCCACAATCGCAACAAAGTATTCATTCTTCGTGATCCTCAGACTGGATACTCTCGCAAAATTGATCCCAGTCCATATAATACCACCAGAGAAATTGTTTCTTTCTATAAAGAGATCACTGATTACAACTGGATTGGTATTCGTATCTGCAGTAAGATTGAGATGAATCGTATTGCTCAGTCTAATAGTCTTGATTCCGACGCTATGTCTAAGCAGTGGGCAAAGGAGCGTTATGCCGAAACTACTAAACTTGGATTCACCAAACAGTTTTTCATGCCTAACAATTACACTGGCAATGGCACTGAGGATCTTGAAGTCAAGCAAAAGGGTGAAGTTGCTACCCGTGCAGAATTGAGTCGTGCATTCAAGAAACATATGGGATCTAAGATGACAAACAAAACTATCCTCAATGCATTCATTGAGCAAGTAGCATGAAATGTAAAGTCCAAATGTATGTTGCTGGTAGAGTCTTCGATGAGTTTGTTGAAGCACGAGATTATTCTCATGCCAGATCCATCGCTCTAGCCAGGAATCCTGGGTGTAAGATCATCGGTGTGACAGCGGTATTCAGATAAATAACTGTCCCAGACCCTCCCATTCGGGGGGGTCTTCTGCTATAATTACTAGGTAATCAAGAGAGGAGCAATGCCCCGCAAGTCTGAAGTCACTACCGCCCAGATCGTTGATAGTCTGATCAAAGGTTTTGGCACTGAGGTTTGTGCTGATCATGTGCGCCGCACCGCAAAGGATTTTGGGATGTCTTATCCCACCGCTTGCAAACGTCTGGAGGAATACAAGTCTGGTCGTGGTAAGTGGAATCTGACCATTGCTGAGCGTCTTGAGCAGCAACTTGAAAATCCCGTACGGGAAGATCAATGCTTTGTGCCTGATAAAGATCCTGCTTATGTCCCGTTCGGTAATTATTCTGACGTGAAGAAAGTCATTTCTTCTCGCATCTTTTACCCCACTTTTATCACGGGTCTGTCAGGAAACGGTAAGACTCTTTCGGTTGAGCAGGCATGTGCTGTCCTAAATAGGGAGCTGATTCGTGTAAATATCACCATTGAGACTGACGAAGATGATCTTATTGGTGGGTTTCGTCTTGTTAATGGCGAAACTGTCTGGCACAACGGACCCGTTGTGGAGGCTCTGGAGAGGGGAGCTGTGCTGCTTCTAGACGAGATTGACCTGGCATCTAATAAGATCCTGTGTCTGCAGTCTGTGCTGGAAGGCAAGGGTGTCTTCCTGAAGAAGATCGGCAAGTATGTCCGTCCATCTGTTGGATTCAATGTCGTTGCCACTGCCAATACCAAGGGCAAGGGATCTGATGATGGTCGTTTTATCGGCACTAATGTGCTCAATGAAGCATTCCTTGAGCGTTTCCCTGTCACTTTTGAGCAGGAGTATCCTAGTGCTGCCACTGAAACCAAGATTTTGATTAACGCTGGTTGTGATGCAGACTTTGCAGACAACCTGATCAAGTGGGCAGGTGTTATCCGTAAGACCTTCTTTGACGGTGGGGTTGATGAAGTCATTACCACTCGTCGTCTAGTCCACATTGTCCAAGCACACCAGATCTTTGGTGATCGCTTGAAGGCAATCACTAATTGTGTTGCTCGTTTCGATGAGGACACCAAACAATCCTTCCTTGACCTTTATACTAAGGTTGACGCAGGAGAAGATACAGGTTACAATGAGGAGGAAGAAACCATCTGATTATGAAATACAATGAAGAAGCACTGCTTGAGGAGCTCAAGCAGTATATTCAGGGGACTTACAACCAGCACTACTCTACTGGTGATTCTGGTATTCAAACCCTTGATTTGATTGAATCCTGTGGCGATGGTGAAGCATTCTGTCGGAGTAACATCCTCAAGTATGCTTCCCGCTACGATAGGAAGGGCACAGCACGTCGGGACATTATCAAAATCCTGCACTATGCACTGCTGCTGCTATACTTTAATGATAAAAATGCAAACCGTGAGGAGTATCCCAACCGATGACCGTAATCTCTAAAGAGACTATTGATATCCTGTCTAACTTTTCGACTATCAACAAGTCGATCGTTATTAAACCAGGAAATCAGATTCAGACACTGAGTCTGAATAAGAATATCCTTGCTAAGGCAAAGGTGCAAGAGACTTTCGATCGTGAGATTCCCATCTATGATCTTCCTTCTCTGATTCAAGTCTTCAATCTGTTTGATGGTAGTCCTGTCATCAACACTGAGAAGTCTTCCTGGTTGGAAGTGAGCACCCCTCAGGGACGGTCTAAGGTCAAATTCTTCTACTCTGATCCTGACATTATTGTACAACCTCCTGCAAAGGACGTGGATCTTCCTTCTGAGGATGTGACCTTCCGTCTGGAAGCACCTGTCCTCCAGCAGATCCGCAAGGCATGGTCTATCTGTGGTGTGCCCGATCTCTGCCTTTATGCAGCAAATGGGGTCATGAGTCTTTGTCTGACTGATAAGAAGAATGATACTTCCAACAGTTATCAGATTGAAGTTGGTGACTGTGATGAAGATGATTCTTTCTGCTATTGTTTCAAGATGGAGAATCTCAAACTCTTCCCTCAGAGTTATGATGTTACTATCAGCAAGCACAATGTTGCTCGCTTTGAAGCGGACAACGTGAAGTATCTTATTGCACTTGAGCCTAACAATTGATGTCTAATGATTTTTTATGGGTAGAGAAGTATCGTCCTCAGACTATTGAGGACTGCATACTTCCTGCTGAAGTGAAAGAAACCTTTCAGAGTTTCGTAGACAAAGGTGAGATCCCAAACCTGTTGCTGAGTGGCACTGCTGGTGTGGGTAAAACCACCATCGCAAAAGCACTCTGCAATGAATTGGGATCAGACTACTATGTTATCAATGGGTCAGATGAAGGTAGATTCTTGGACACTGTACGCAATCAGGCAAAGTCCTTTGCGTCTACTGTGTCTCTCACTTCTACTAGTAAGCACAAAGTTCTTATCATCGATGAGGCGGACAACACCACGCATGATGTCCAACTCCTTCTCAGGGCGTCGATCGAAGAATTCCAGAAGAATTGTCGTTTTATCTTTACCTGCAATTTCAGAAACAAGATAATCGATCCCCTACATAGTAGGACTACTGTCGTTGATTTTAATGTCCGTGGCAATACTAAGCAAGAGTTGGCAGGCGCTTTCTTCAATCGTTGCCGAGATATCCTCAAACGGGAGGAGATCACCTTCGAACCTAGAGTTGTTGCTGAAGTCATTCAAAAATACTTCCCCGACTTCCGAAGGACTCTCAACGAATTGCAGCGATACTCCTCCACAGGATCTATCGACACTGGCATTCTGGCGACGTTAGGAGACGCTAATACCAAGTCTCTTATCGCTGCCCTCAAGAATAAGAAATTCAACGATGTAAAGAAGTGGGTCACTCAGAATCTCGATGCTGATCCCAACTCTATTCTTCGCAAACTGTATGACAGTCTTGCAGAAAACATGGAAGGTCCTAGTATTGCAGCAGCAGTTTTGATCATTGCTGAATATCAATACAAGACTGCATTCGTTGCTGACCAGGAGATCAATCTTCTAGCAGCACTTACTCAAATTATGATGGAGTGTGAATTCAAATGAGTAAAAACTATCAAGTAAAATCTAGGTGGTATTATTATTTCTGGGGCATTGCAACTGTCTCAGTGGTGGCGGGGCAACTGTATGTCGGCACAGGGTATCGTGTGCTGACCGAGCAACTTAAAAACATTGACACTGTATTGGTAATTCAAAAATGAGCAACGTAAAGAATATCCGTTTTCTCAGTGGAGAAAACTGCATTGGTGAAATCGTCAGTGAGCAAGGTGGCACAGTAACCCTCAAGGATGTTATTGTAGCAATGCCGATCAATGAAGAAGGCACCCAACTGGGATTCGCTCCTTGGGCACCGCTTCAAGATCCTGATTGTGAAGAGTTGGAAATCCAACGTGATCACATTCTCTACATCACAAATGCTGCACCCAATCTGGTTGAGCAGTATACCAAAATGTTTAATAAAGCACCTGCTGTTGTTGTACCTGAGAAGAAACTCATCCTATGAGCACACTGAAAACGCCTCTTCGTTATCCTGGTGGCAAGTCTCGCGCTGTCAAAAAGATGGTGCAATTCTTGCCATCCCTTGAGGACTTTACTGAGTATCGAGAGCCCTTCCTTGGTGGAGGATCTTTTGCTATTTGGATGTCCCAGCGTTATCCTTATCTGAATGTGTGGGTCAATGACTTGTATGAGCCACTATACAACTTCTGGCGTGTGGTGCAGGACGATGGTCGAAAACTTCGTGATGAGTTGGTGCAACTTAAATACAAGTATTGTGAGCCTACATCTGCAAAAGTCTTATTCTTAGAAGCAAAGGAGTATCTAGCAAATGAAACCCGAAGGTGTGAACCCTTTCATCGTGCCGTTAGTTATTACGTTGTTAACAAGTGCTCTTTTTCTGGTCTCACTGAGTCCTCATCCTTTTCGTCCAGCGCATCTGAATCAAACTTCTCTATGCGAGGAATAGATAAACTTCCATACTATTCTGAAGTTATCAAAAACTGGAAGATCACCAACCTTTCTTATGAAGAGTTGTTGACTGATGATAAGTCCACCTTTACTTATTTGGATCCACCTTACGATATCAAGGACAACTTGTATGGTCGCAAAGGATCGATGCACAAAGGATTCGACCACGATAAGTTTGCAGCAGACTGTGATCGATTCGTCGGTCCTCAGATGATCTCTTATAATACTGCTCAGGTGGTGAAGGATCGCTTCCTAGATTATCGAGCATACGAGTTTGACCACACCTACACCATGAGGTCTGTAGGTGATTACATGAAAGAGCAACAGCAGCGTAAGGAGTTACTTCTTCTAAATTATGTCCCGTAATGATGCATATCCTCTCAAGGATTATTTGAATTCGATCAACCTCACTAAGAAGAATCTCCTTGCTAGTGAAGATACAGATTGGGAAAAGCACTATCCCCCTTACATTGTAAACAAGTGCATGTCTCATCATATGGATACCGTGATGTATGCCAATGAGATGAATTTCTATCCCAATCTGGATAAGAAACTACAATATGATTTTTTTATAAATACCGTCAGGTCTCGCAAAAGGTTTTCGCCTTGGGACAAAAAAGAGAAGATGAATGATTTGGAAGTTGTCAAGCAATACTATGGTTATAGTAACGAAAAAGCACGGCAGGCACTAAACATTCTAACTCCTGATCAAATCGATTTCATTAAGACTAAACTGAATAAAGGGGGAAAGAAATGAGTGAAGATCTACAATGGTCTAAAGACGATATGATTCAAGTCGAGTTGAAAGAGCCTGACGACTTTCTAAAAGTTAGAGAGACACTGACTCGTATTGGTGTTGCCTCTCGCAAAGAAAAGAAACTGTATCAATCTTGTCACATCCTTCACAAGAAGGGACAGTATTATATTGTGCATTTTAAAGAGTTGTTTGCCCTTGACGGTAAGAGAGCAAACCTTTCTTCAAATGACTTGCAGCGTCGTAATCGTATTGTACAATTGCTTTCAGATTGGGGACTCATTGTAGTCACTGATGCTGAAACTATTGCTGACGCAGCACCTCTCAGTCAGATCAAAGTCATCTCTTATAAGGATAAGGGTGAGTGGATCCTAGAGAGCAAGTATAATATCGGAAGAAAGAAAAGTCCTACTGAATCTGCCAGTGCATAACTTTAATTATTTTGTAAGGAATCTCTCATCCCCAGGATATCTGTTGTGTGAGGTTCCCGACTCTGTTAAGCAAGAATTGCAAAACAGCATTGATAATTTAGAAAAAACTCCTGAGACGGATGCTCGCAATAGTTTGCGAGGGCATCTGGAAGAGGAGTGGACAATGCCGATCACACCAAACATGTCCACTTTTTGTGAGCATTTGTCTGGTGTCTACCTAGAAAAGTTTGGACTGCAACCTAGCATGGGTCTAGCAGAATCTATGAGGGACATGACTTTCGTAGAGTTTAAACTAGAAAGGTTGTGGATCAACTATCAAAAGAAATATGATTTCAATCCTCTGCATATCCACTCAGGGGTATTTTCGTTTGTGATCTGGGTACAGATTCCATACGAATTAGAAGAAGAAAGAAAACGTTACAAGAGTAACGGTGATGAAACTGCTGCATTTATGTTTCAGTATCTAAATTCTATTGGTGGAATTGATACTGAGTATCTTTATCTGGACAAGAGTTTTGAATGGAAGATGGCATTCTTCCCAGCTAGATTGAATCATGGTGTTAATCCATTTTATACAAGTGATGATTACAGGATTTCTATATCTGGTAACGTATATGTAAATGATAAATAGAGCTGCCTTGTAATACTCTAAATGACTGAAGATAAATCTAAAGTCGTAGAGGAAAAGGCAGACGATGATGATAAAAGTGAAGTTCTTGGTAATCTTGTAAAAGTTGTTGTTCTTATTTGGTCTGCTTCTCTCCTTACATTTTCTTACGTTAGACTTCCAAACGGTCAAAAGATTCTAGATTTTGATCCTACCTTTATCGCATCCGTCTTTTCTGGTTCGTTAGCTGCCTTCGGATTGAGTCCTGCCAAGTCTGGTGGTGCTCCTAAGAAAGCACCTGAGATCAGGAAGAAAGAAGAACCTGAACCTAAGGTCTAACTATGCAAAAACTAATTAACGTCATCGCTCTATTGTCAGGTCTTACCAGTGCTGCCCTCATCGGTGGTGCTGGTTATGTGCTTCTGAATAAAGATGCACTGATCGATCAGGCAAAGACTGCTGCCACCAAGGCAGCAACAGAAGCAGTCGCTAGTGCCCTCCCAGGGATGCTAGACGCTGCTATGCCCGAGTTACCTAAGGTCACTGGAGATGCTATTCCTGCTGCTCCTATGCCTTCTACAACTGGTCCTGCTATCCCCTTCTGACCATGGCATTCTGGAAGTCTGATGTAAAACCTATTAAGGAAACACCAATGGAAACACCAACTAAGAAAAGATTGCCAATCAAAGGTATTGCCTTGGCACTAGGTGGTGTGATTGGTATTGCTCACATTGGACTTCTAGGTTATGTTTTGAGACCACAGGAATCTGTGCATCAACCTCCTGCTATCAATATCCCTCACGGTCCTTATTCTTCTTATAGAATTAAAGCTGGCAAGGATGGATATGAGATTGAGTTTCGTGCCGATGATCCTAAAGTCCTAGAGTCAGAGAGATCTCTTGATCTTGATAAGAATAAGAAGGGATTCTTTGGTGGTACAACTGAACAGAGAACAGAGTGGAGACGCGATCAGTTCACCCGTGAAGGCACCCGTAACATTGGGGGTGCGACTACAGAAGAGGGAAAGTCAAATGCAAAAAGCGAAGAGTGTATCAGGGCGGACGCTGGAGCACGGTCTCAGGGTGCGATGGCAGGTAGTGCTATAGTTGCTGGTGCTGTCGTTCCTGCTGTTGTCAACATTCCTTATGTTGGATGGTTGGCAGGTGGTTGGGCACTTCTCTTGGGTCAGAAAATTGGATCCGAAGCAGGGTCACA